GAGTCTGATTACACACAGAAAACGCAAACCCTAGCGGCAAGAGGTAAAGAGTTTGACGCGAAGGATGCGAAGTTAGAAGCCAAGCTATCGAAGGTTGATGGCCTGATAACTGACTTAGAGCAATCGATAGGCAGTCAAGAGTCTAAGATTGATTGGGATGAATTAGCAGATGATGACCCTTCACAGTATTTAAAAGAGAAGGCTAAGATTGAGAAGAAGCAGAAAGCTCTCGATGTTGCTAAGGAATCTAAAAAGAAGGCCGAGGATGATAAGCAAGCGCTCTATGTGAGTGAGCAGCAGCAGTTATTACCGACATTGATGCCGCATTGGGTGGACTCCAAAGGAGCAACCGACGCAATGAATACGGAGCTGAAGGTGATAGGCGATTATCTTTCTAAACAGGGCTTTTCCGATCAAGAAATGAATGGGATTGTTGACGCTAAACTATGGCCGATATACGCAGACGCAGCAAAGTATCGAGCATTGAAAGATGCCAAGCCAGAGGTAGCTAAGAAGCTAAAGAAAGCTCACAAAGTAATTAAACCAACTAAAGCAGGCCAACGACCTCAAAATACAGGGGTGCATACTGATGCTACCAAACGATTACAACGGTCGGGCAACGATGCAGATGGCATGGCTTATCTTAAATCAAAGAGGGCAGGATAATGACACAACCAGCAGATACTTTTAGTTCATACGATGCGATTGGCAACCGTGAAGACTTAGCAGATTTCATTCGAATGATTTCTCCAACCAAGACACCTTTCCAAAGCATGATAGCCTCAGTGACGGCTACATCTACTAAGCATGAATGGCAGACTGACAGCCTAGCCGCTGCAAGTGGTACTAATGCCGTCATTGAAGGTGATGACGCAACTACTACAGCCTCAATACCTACTACCAGAGTGTTTAACTTCACTCAGATCTTGGATAAGGTTCCACGTGTAACAGGTACTCAGCGCATCATGGATTCAGCTGGTCGAGCTGATGAGATGGATTACCAAATATTGAAGATGACTAAAGAGATCAAGCGAGATCTTGAAACGTCTTTGCTTGCTAACAACGCTCAAGTAGCTGGCGATGATTCAACTGCCCGTGAGTTAGGTGGTATCGAGTCCTTCATTGGTACTAACGACGACTTCGGTGGTGGTTCGGGGGCTTCTCCTACTGGAGCTAACGGCACTAACGCTAGAACCGATGGTGATGTACGAGCCTTCACCGAAGCCCAACTCAAGACAGTTATTGCTAGCTGTTTTGATAACGGCGGAGAGCCAGACACTATCATGGTTGGTTCATTCAACAAGCAAGCCTTATCAGCTTTCTCTGGTGGATCTACTCGTAACATCGATGCAACTGGTAAGACATTAGTTAATGCTATCGACGTTTATGTTAGTGACTTCGGGACTATGAAAGTAATCCCCAACCGGTTCCAGCGTCCTAAGACTGCTTTAGTACTAGACATGGATCTTTGGAAGAAGGCTGACCTTCGACCATTATCCCGTCATGACTTGGCTAAGACTGGAGACACTGATCGAGTACAATTGATCATGGAAACCACCTTGCAAGCTCAGAACGAAGCAGGTTCAGGTTCAGTTAACGACTTAACTGTTGCGTAGTCATAACCATTTATAGGGGTGTAAAAGCCCCGTTTTAGGAGATCATTATGAGTGCGTTTGATGGAAACTATGTATTTTTAACAGGTCATATTGCTGACGTTTCAACAGCAGGGCAGATTGTTATCGCTATACCGGACCATTGTGCCGGTGACGTGATGCAAGTAAGCACAGCCTTAAACGGTGCTATCACTGGAGCAGATGCGGATATCACTCCAAAGATTGGCGGTGTTGCTATGACTAACGGGCTTATCACTATTGCTCAATCAGGTAGTGCGGTCGGTGACTCAGATACGTCTAGACCTACAAGCTTAAGAACGGTAGCTGAAGGTGATGTTATCGAGATTGAAACAGATGGCGCTAGCACTGGCACTGTTGCTGTAACTGTAACCGTAGCTATTAAGAGGTAGATTATGCAAGCTCTACAGATAACTGGTGAAGGTACGGGAGTAACAACTAGTGGCACTAGTCAGGCCATTACTATTCCTAACGATAGCTCAGGAAATAAGGCTAGGACTGTTCTGGTTACTGTAGAGGGGAGTACTTACGTGCTCCCTGGCATTGCTGCCACAGCAACCGCAGAGTCTATTATTGTTTCTAACGCAGCCCCCATGGTGTTCAACGTTGTAGGTCTGACTACCATATCAGTCTTGCAGCTAACGGCCGGACAGGTCGCTACAGTTACGCCAGTGGAGTACTAAGATGGGTAAGCTACTAGATACGGATGGAGATGTGCATGAGATATTCCATAAAGACAACAGCGGTGGATTTCACATACAAGTCGTTCAAGATGTTGGAAAGTACCTTAAAGCTAACAGTGATGAGTACAATGTTACTGAAAAAGGTACTACTTGGAAGGGCGATTTTCACAAAGTCGCCTCTATACCCGAGGTAGTAGCAGCCCAATGGTGGAAGGAGTTAGGCGGTAATCCATTTGCAAAAGAGCATCGTAAGTGGCTAGCCGCTAAACTTAACTCACGAGAGTTTTATAAGCTAAGAACGAGAGCGGGGACTATCTAGTGGCTTTAGACAATTTTAATAATCTGAAAGCATCAATTAGAAAACAGTCTACTCGCAAAGAGATGAAGGACGACGATCTAGAAGACTTCATTGCTATGGCAGAGGCAGAGATGTATTCGAACTCTATCGCCCCCATCAGGTTTAGAAGTATGGAGTCTAGACAGACCGCTTCACTATCTACTTCAGATAGATACTTGGCGTTACCCGCTGGCTTCTTAGAGATGAGAAGGCTGATGCTTAAATTATCAGGCAGGGATATAGATGTTAGATATATGGCTCCTGATCAATTGGATTTAAACGGCAATAGTGGACAGCCAAGGTTCTACACTGTCACCTCACAGCTAGAGTTTGATCGAGTGCCTGATTCAGATTACGAAATAGAGATGCTGCTTTATATTAAGCTAACTGCTTTGAGTGATTCCAACGCTACTAATGCAATCCTAACTGACCACCCACAGGTGTATTTGTTTGGCTCCCTTTGGGCTTTGTGGCTGCAGGCTCAAGAAGAGGAGAAGGCAGAGTTCTATTACGAAAAGTTTATCAATGCTATTCGTGGCGTGAACATTGGCGACAGGAAAGGTAAGTACGGATCAGCTCCAAGGATAAGACTGGAGGGTGCTACGCCTTGATCACCTCCTTTAAACGGCAAGCAGTTAACATAGTAGGCCCAACAGCTGAGCACCGTGACGGTTCTTTCAGCTCTCAGGTGACTATGAATTACATGCCAGAGGTTAATCATACCGGCGGGCATCAGTCTATTTTAAACCCATGGCCTGGCAGCAAGGGTTTTGCAACTATCACAGGATCAGGTGATCGTGGTATCTGGGAACTAAACGGCATCACTTATAAGATTAGTGACCAGGTCTTATATAGCGTCGACTCTTCAGGTGTTGAGACATCGAGAGGGGCTATAGCTGGTAATAGCAGGTGCATAATAGATGATGACGGTATAAATATAATCATCATGACGGGCGACAGGGCGTATCAATACGATACATCTAGCGCTACTTTGTCAGATTTTACATCCGCGTTTCCTGTTGGTCATAGAGCCGGGAATAGTGTGGCGTTTATATCTCAGTTCGCAGTGTATGACGCTGGTGGTGGTAAGTTTGCAGTCTCATTGTTTGGTGATCCAGATGTACCAACCTACACAGCAACAGCCGAGAGTTCATCAGATAATTTAAAGCGTGTTTGGACCTTCCACGAACGTGTTTATATGATGGGGGCTAAGACAATAGAGTCCTGGTCACTAGCAACTGTTGACCCGTTCATAGTTAAGACTGATGGCGGCACTATGCAGATAGGTTTAAAAGACCTTCATAGCGTAGCCAAGACCATTAGATATACATATTTTCGTGGTTCCGACGGGAATATTCATAGGTTCAGCTCTACCCAGTCAACCAACATAACATCAGGCGCTATGTCTAACGTAATGGAAGTCTACGCAGACGATACGGCGGTGGGCTATACGATCTCTATCCAGGGTGGTAACTACTACGTTATTAACTTCGAGAACAACAACCAAACCTTTGTATTTAGTGAGAAGAGTCACGCGCTAAGCCCCGGTGTCGATGATTGGTTCTCGCTATCAACCGGTGCCGATAAGGATATTTATATAGGCGCTATGTACGTCAAAGCATTTAACAAACATCTTATCTGCAAGCGTGGAACAGGTGATATCTTAGAGTTAGATTTAAACGTGTTCACTGATGACGGTGATAACGTTGTAAGACAAAGAACCTTAGCCCCTATCAATGGTGGGTTAGTTGGTTCGGAAGGCGCTAGGCTGATGATGAGCTGGTTCGAGGTAGTGTTTAAAAAGGGTGTGGGACTACCATCGGGGCAAGGCTCCAACCCTAAAGCATTCATACAATTTAGCTTTGATGGTGCTGATTCATTTACTAATGAAGCTGACGTAGAAATGGGCAGGACAGGCGAGTCACGAATAAGAATCAGAGTAAGCCATACCGAGTCATTCTACGATCTAGTTGCAAGGGTTACTGTTTACGATCCTGTATTCGCATCCATTCAAGGCGCATCTATTGGCCTTAAGATATTGGGTGATTAATGGGTGGAATAAAGGTTGATCGATACCTTAAGCAGTTACCAGAAAGGTTCTTTGATGAGAGAGGTCGGCTAACTGAAGAGGGTGAAGAGTGGTACGAGTATGACAACCGATGGAAGCAGGCGGTTTGGTCTAAGCTTGGCGGCACTGATGACTTTGTTACAGATGTGCAGAACGGTGAGCTATACGAGCCGGGCATACAAACATCAAACGCTGATGAACTGATTGAAGAGTTAGAAGTAAGTGCCGAGATGCAGATTGTCCTAGACTTAAGCGAGAGAGTGGAAGAGTTAGAGAATGCAGATAATAGCGCCCTTATTGCCGGTGGTTTAGAGGTTATTACAATAGCCACAGGCGACACAGCTTTCACTACCACAGGCAATCAATTGATTATTTGCAATAACACAGCAGCATTAACAATAACCCTCAACCTTGCCCCCGACGATGGTGAAATGATTACAGTGATTCGAAGAGATGCATCTATATCGTTGGTTGGGGATGTTAACGGCTCAACCCCGACAGCGATACCGAGCAAGAATGATGTATTAGACGTCTATTACACTCTAGCAGCAGGGGAGTGGTCGGCATGAGTAGAATTGGGACTACTGATTTTCTTATTGAAGTAGCTAAAGGGAATATAGACGGGCATAGCCTTGTGAGCGGTATAGCGTCGGGGTCTATTACAACAACCCTGAGAGATGTTTGGGGTGGCCCTGGTGATCTTGTCTACCCTACAGCAGCAGAGACTTGGGGCATCGTAAGCGATGATACTAACGATACTTCGGCAGGGACCGGTGCTAGGCTTGTTTTAGTAACCACTCTAGACGACGATTATTTAAGCCAAGTAGAATTGATTGCATTGAACGGCACTACTGAGGTTGCCCTAACTAACTCTAATTTCAGGCCGGTTAGTATGCAGGTTGTAACCTCTGGCAGCGTAGGGTGGAACGTGGGAACGATCACGGCTCAAGTTGCATCAGGCGGGGATGCGAGAAGCGTAATCGCACCAACACAGGGGCTTTCATCAGATGGGCATTTTACAGTTCCAGCCGGTAAGGACGCTTACATACTCCAAAACTTTCAGATGCTATCCAAAAATATAAGCGGTGAGTTCTCGGTTAGGTTCAGGGCAAGCACTAACCCAGACCCTGTGTGGCTTAGCACTGGAGTATTCCCGGTCTATCAAAATCAGCTTAACTTCGAGGTATTGGCCAAGTTCCCTATACCTGAGAGGTTTGATTACAGGGTTCAAGTAAAGCTGGATAGTGGAGCAGCGGAAGTAAAAGGCATAACTGAATTTTTACTGGTGGACATGGAATGACTATCACAATAGGGCAGAACGAAAACACAAACGATGAAGCTTCAATGCCTGCCGGAATACCTATAAACAGCTCTACGGCAACCGCATTAATAACGACCACCAAAGATACAATCAGAGTTTCTATGACTAACGACGGAAACCAAGATGTATTTTTAAAGTTTCAAAGTGCATCGATAGACAACAACAAGCGCAGCATAATCTTGCACAAAGGGACATCTGCTGACGTAATGCTAGCCCCTAATATTTTTATAGGTGAGATCTCGGGAATCGCCAGGGCAGGAAATTCAACCATATTAATTATGAGTTATTAGAATATGTTTTATTCAGCAAGCCATAGCGACGGAAGCTCGTTAGAGTCAGAGGCATTAGATTCTAACTCAAACAGCACAACCGATAGCCTATACATCAATGGAAATACTAGTATTGGGATGTATGTCTATGCCAATTCAGGAACTAACACCACTCATGTAATAACTATACAAATAAGCATGAATGGATCTGATTGGCAGGACAGCAGTTATACTGTAACTGGGGCGGGCTTTGTTGAAGGCACCACCTCAGCACAATACATACGCGGAAAAGTAACCACAGCCCAGGGCGCACTATCAACCTGTGACATTCACATAGCGAGCAAATAACATGGCCAGAGATCCTAAGAATTTTACAAATACCACTCAATTAAGCTCTACGGCGTCCGATGTTGTGGGCGAGGTTGCAGGCAACACTAAAGCAATAGTTAGAAAGCTGTCATTTAACAACACAGGCTCAAGCACTAGAAGCGTAGCTGTACACATTATAGCTAGTGGCGGCAGTGCAGGCACTACTAACGAGCTAGTATCTAAGGCTATCCCAGCGGGCAAGACTTGGAACGTTATCGAGATACAAGGCGAGGTTCTAGAACCTGGAATGAAGGCTCAGGCTACGCAAGACGCTGGAACTGATGTGAACGCCAACTGTTCAGGAGCCAACGTAACTTGATTGTATTTTCTACGACTGATGTGGACAAGATTAAATCAGTTCTATGTGATGAATGGATATACAATAGGATTAGTGAAGACGGATCACCGCCAGTTGAAGAGTATGAACACAACACGGGTGCACTATACTTAATTGACGATGCTTTAAGCGGATTAATGATATTCGAACCGATGAACGCAGTCACCGCAGAGATGCACGTACAAATGTTAGACAAGTCGAAGGGTGTAGAGTTTGGTTTAGCGTGTATTGAGTGGTTATGGACCAACAGCAAGGCTATTAAGATAGTTGCTCAAGTGCCAGAACTGTACCCAGATGTGTGTAAGTGGGCATTGAAGATAGGATTAGAGCAAGAAGGAACTAACAGATCGTCATATTTAAAGGGCGGCAAAGTATACTCACAGATTTACTACGGACTGATTAAGCCAGAGGTGTGACATGGGTTACCTTAGAAAAAAGACAGGAATAGACCTCACCGGCGGCGGTCAAGAGGACGCAGCTAGAAAGTCTGCGGAGCTATTAGGAGAGGGCGCTGATAAGGCTTTAGCGTTTGGCCAGGGGATAACTTCCCCTTTTATTGATCAAGGCACCGAGGCGGCAGGGCTATTGGGTGAATCAGTTCTAGGCCAGAACGAGTTCCAAGGGTTCAATCTAGACCCAAGCAGAGTGACAAACAATCCATTATTCCAAGCCCTAGCAAGAGAGCAGGAGCAGAATCTAATCGGCCAAAGGGCTGCATTAGGTCTGGGGGGGTCGCGTGGAACCAGTGATAGCCTGACTAGAAATGCTCTAGTTCTTGGCGGGCAATTCCAAGATAGGGATGTTAGGCAGCAGCAACTAGACTTCCAGAACAGGATGCAAGCCAATCAGCAAAGATTTGGGCAGCTGTTTAACCAAACTCAATTCGGTGGGCAGATAGCAACCCAGCAAGCCAGGGCAGGCGAAGGCTTGATAACTGGCAAGTCTAGCGCTGCTGCTGGCGTTCCAATAGTGGCGGCTAATGTTGCATCTCAGCAGGGGGCGGCAGCAATACAGGCGGGGGCCAATCTCTTTGGCGGCGGCGGGTTACTTCAATAAATAGGTGAGAGCATGGCTTTAGACACTAGACTAGTTTTAGCTGGAAATATCCCAGACGGGGCGCAAACAGTTAAGGGCGCAATTGATACTTTTCGAGAAGCGAAGGCGGTTCCATTTCGTCAACAGTTATTAGAAGACAGGGCCGCACTCAGCCAGCAGGCGCTAGCACAAGCCCCCTTTAAGCAGCAGATACTAGAGCAGGATGTAGCAACAGGCGAAAGAGAAGCAGACCTAGCCGAGCAGACGCAAATGCTAATAGCTACTCAGAGGGGCATAAACTCCTTTGAAGCTGGAGATATGGGCGGCGTAGAACAAGCCATAATGGAGACAACCCCCCCCAGCAGAGCAGGCTCAAGAGCTAGCAGAGTTCAGAGCTAACCGTGCTCAGTATATTAGTCGGGCTAAGGCTGAGGTTAGTGCTATACGATCTCAGACAGTCAAGGCAACGATCGACCAAAGAGACCGCCAAAGCTTGCTAACCGACATATCATCAGCACTAGATGATCAGGGTAACTTTGATATCAGCAAGGCGAATGCCACGGCTAAGGCTGCTGCTGTAGAGCTAGGTTTAATTCCAAGAGCTGCTATTACCGGGGCTGAAAGGGTAGCTCTAGACGAAGATTTAACAGCAAAGGTAGCGGCGAGCAAAGAGACTATCAAGAAAGGAGAGGCGTCTGGCAAGGCAGCAGGTGAAGCATCTCAGTCCAACGTTGTAGGCAAGGCAAAGGCATCCATTAAGAAGGCAGTCAAGCTAGCAGAGAAAGAGGCAGCAGCTAGAGGCGATACGCTAACAGACCTTAAGAGGGCTGATGCTTCGTTACCTGGCTTGCTAGATGTTGTTGGGCAGCTTAAAGAATTAGCGCCACTTGTTACCAGCACTTTTGCAGGCAGAATATTTGACTCAGCAGTCAAGGAGTCGGGCTTTGGATCAACTAAAGGTGCAACAGCTAGAGCTAAGTTTGGAGCGATAATTAACAACCAAGTATTGCCACTACTTAAGCAGACCTTTGGAGCGGCCTTTACCTTCCAAGAAGGCGAATCACTCAAGGCTACAATGGGGGATTTAGATGCAGCGCCAGCAGAAAAGATAGTTCAACTGGACGCATTCATTGAAGGTAAGGTAAGAGAAGTTCAGGCCAAAGAGCGAGAGCTAGGGGTTAACGTTACTCCTACTGAACAGCTTCTAAACCAAGGTGGTGAAGCAGGCGTAATAATGACTGATGCACAAGGCAATAGGGCCAGGGTATTTCCTGATGGTACTTTTGAGGAGCTATAAGAATGGCTTTTGACATATCCACAGCTAAGCCTGAATCAAGCGGCTTTGACTTATCTACTGCTCAGCCAGAGCCTACGTTTGATCTTGAGTCATTCGACCCGGGTGGTGATATTGGAGTGGGCGAAGGTCCAGCACCAGAAGCCCATAGAGGTCTAGCCGATCAATTAACAGCTATTGCAGAGACTGCTAGAGCCATAGGAACCGGTGCGACTACCGGGCTACTGGGCAGTGTTGGCGGCACACTTGAACAGCTAGTGAAAGAGATAGCAGGGGGAAGCTTTGGACCATTAGCGGACAGCCCTCAAGAGGCTAGAGAATCAGCTGAAAGGATAGCTGAGCAATCAGCATTAAGGGCTAGCGGAGGCACTCTTCCTCCTACTACAGAGCTAGGCAAAGAGAGATTAGGCCAGCTAGGCGAGGTTCTAGCCCCATTAGCAGCCCTTCCCCCTGTAGCGGTAGAGTTAGGCGCAATATCTCAAGCAGCTAGAGCGCCAGTAGCAGCGGCTAGCAGAGAGGCACTACAAACCATTACAGCTAAGTTTGGTAAGAATAAAAACCTAATAGACCAGAAGACCGGGTTACCTGCTCCAGTGTTTGAAAAGGAACTTACTAAGCGTGGTATAGACTTTGGATCTATTGTTGATGACGTTGATACCTTACCTGCAATCCAGGGCAGAAAGTCAGTCGAGCAAGTAGTTGATCAGATCGTAGTGGGCAAGATTAAGCGCGGCGGTACTGACAACTTCTTAGCTGATATTAGATTAGAGCAGGGCAAGATAGTCCCTGATGATCTAGGCGTAGAGCTACAGAGGCAGGGCTTTAGGAAAGGCGATGTATCAGCGGCTAAGGGTGCTAATACGTCTACTAAGCGCGACATGAATCAAATGCTGAAGATGACTCGACAGATACTATCGGACTCCTCAAAGGCCAAAGACTCAAGACCTACTGATATACCAGGGGAGCATGTTTTAGGTAGATTCCAATTCATAAGGAAAGAGGCGGACACATTAAGAAAAGACCTTAATAAGCTAGCCAATAAATCATCTAAGCCTGGCGAGAACTTACTAGAAGGGCCAGGAACAGTTAGAGGTCTTAAGGGTTTAGAGATTGATACGCAGCCTATTGAAGCTGCTCTATTCAGTAAGCTAGACGACCTTAGAATTAATATACCTGATGAGGTGCTGGGTGATACTCGACAGCTTAATAGCTTTCTTAAGCAGAGAGGTGTTTTTGTAGGTTCTGAGATATCCAAGAATCCAACCTCTCAAAAGATGGTTAAGGATGTTGTAGATTTACTATCTGAGCCAGGCCCGGTAGACGCAGCCAGAGCGCACAACCTTAAAAAGCAATTAGATGACCTTATAGACTTCAATAAGCAAGCTAAAGGGCTACCCAAAACAGGCAAGAACTTTGCTAAAGCTGTTAGGGCCTCTTTGAATGACTCTATTCGTGATGTATCTAAGCCATACGCAGCCATTAACGACAAGCTAAGTAATGCTATCGGTACTATGAACGAGTTCGAAAGGATCTTAGGCGGCTCTATTAACGTGTTTAAACCCGGTGCTGACAAAGCTATAGGCCAAGACTTAAGAGGCTTATTAAGCAACAGAAAGAGTCGCATAGCCTTAGATAACTCGCTTGATGATATTGATAGAACAGCCAGAAACTTAGGCGCAACCTTTGATGTTGATGCTAGAGACTTAACTCAGTTCGCTAATACTCTAGACGAAAGGTTCGGAGCAGTGGCTAGGACTTCTTTAAAGGGTGAATTCGAATCAACTGTAAAGCAGGCAGCAAGAGGCCAAGCGGGAATAGTTGATATCGTTGTAGGAGCTGGAGCTAGGAAGCTAGAGAAGGCCAGAGGCATAAACGACACGAACGCACTAAACGCTATGCAGAAACTACTCAGACGCAAGGAATCCAGATAATGTCTTTTACCCCAATAAGCGGCGCAACAATACAGTATCAGAAGACAGACGGCACACTAGCTAGCGGGTATTTCCTAAAGCTCTACAATACGTCTAACGTAGCTATTAATATGTACTCGACTAGTACTGGCACAGGTGCCCTAGCTAAGTGCGCATTAGATAGCGCGGGTTATCCGTTGAATGGCAGTAGCGCCATATTCACGCCTTTCACCGACCAAGAGTACAAGATAGCTCTATATACAAACGCTGTAGATGCTGATGCTGATACAACAGGTAATGCCGATTGGTTTCATGGCCCGCTCCCGCAGCAGGCCCTTGCCGGGGAGGCGTTTGAGCTATTCGAAACTGTAGCCTTAATGGTAGCTAGCACTACTTTAAACATCGGAGACCATCTAAGGACTTTAGGTTATTACTCAATAGGGGATGGCGGCGGCAATGATTACGATGTTGTCGCGGCTGCAACTGGTACTCCTGATGCGGGATCGTTTATAAACCTCGACACTCATCAAGCTAAAGGTTTATTCACTGATGACATCTATAGAATTAAACAGTTTGGCGCTTACATTGACAATACAAACGCAACAGTAACTACAGCGGCCTTCAACAACTGCTATACGTTTGTAGGAGTATCCTTTGACGGTCGATCAGATATGACTATAGGCGCTGGTAAGTTCGCTACTAATGCCAAATTATCATGGGGCAAGCGTGTAGGAGTATTTGGATCAGGCGCGAGAGAGGACAGCCAGATAATCCCCACAGGTACTTTTGATGCGGTTTCTCTAACTGTTGGCGAGTTTGCTAGAATAGGAGGGTTTCAAATAGATGGCACGGCCCTGACAGGAATAGGAATTGATGTTGATGCCGGTTCTCATATTCATCTAGTCGATATTAGAATTAAATCCTGCTCATCTCACGGTATTTACTGGAGAGCTGGCAACTCAGGTAAGCTTGATAAAATAGATTCTGTTTTGAATGGTGGCGATGGTATACGAATACAGTCCTTTCAAGGGACCAACTCTGCTACTAGCTCAAATACACTTACCCTAATAGACTTTAACGCTCTATCAAATACAGGTTGGGGTATTAACCTGCTATTAGGTGATGCCTGTAATATCGTTATGGGTATACTTCAGGAGAATCTAACTGGTGGCATGAATATAGGTGGTGCTTCTGGTACACAGTCTATAGGTAATCACGCTACTTTGTACTGTGAGAGAAACGGAGCTAGTCCTGGGGACGGGCCTGACTTAAACATGACTGCCTTTTCTACCAGGAACCACGTTACCTTACTAGCTACGACTGACGCGGATAACACGCAAGACGCTGGTACTAATAACTATGTGCTCTCCCTAGCTGGTGCGAATACTTACGCTATGCACTCAATTAAACCTAGTCCTCAGATAACTACTAATACAGGTAGAACCTTTGCCACTCAAGGCGGAACAGGTAAAGACGGTACTGGCGGTTCTAACACTATGTTAGGTGGTGATGGAGAAGGTACTGACCAGAACGGCGGCAATGCAGTAATTAAAGGTGGCGCTGCTACGGGTTCGGGTGAAGCCGGTCAAACACAGATGCAAACCACTACAGGCGTAAGTTTGATAGGTAATGCAAACGACCAGACTAAATTCAGAGGCGTTATAGTCACTGACCAGACAGCTCAAGCTATAGAGGGTGCTGGGGCGGTTGATGTAACATCACAAGTAACCCACATAACGACCACGGCAGGTGACGCATATACACTAGCTAACGGGTCTAATGGTCAACGTAAGACTGTAGTGATGTTATCAGGTGCGGGGGGTACTGGAACGCTTACCCCAACTAGCTTACTAGGATTCACCTCGATAGCCTTTACTAGCGCAGGTCATACGGCAGAGTTACTATTTACCAATAGTGCATGGACAATGACGGGCGGTACAGCTACACAGTCGTAGACTTAGGGGTTACGGTTATCGAGTTCTTGGTAATCGTAATCCCAAGATCTCTACAGTGCTTAAACACCATATTAATATCGTCTCTGCTCATCTCAGGAATCATTCGTTTAATCAGCTCCCTGAATATTGAGTTCTCAGTTAGCTGAGTTTGAGCATTACTAGCCAGCTCTGCGTTGTTCTCAGTCTTAATATCCAACAGGTGATTATTCTCTATCTGCTTAGCCAATACCTGTAATTGATTAGACTCGATACTTAAATCGATATAATCAGGAAAGTCATGCTCTGCTAGTTTACTTATTACCTTCTTTAACATTAAAAACTCCCATAGCTTACGGTTCTTACATACTTAGACTTAGCCTTTTTCTCATTATCAGACAACCCCTTATACTGCTCTTTTGTGTATAACGGGCTTCCCTGCTTGACCTCATTACGCTTTAGAAACTCCTTAATATCCTTGCTCAATTGCTCCTCTTCCTCTAGCTTCTCAGCCGATTTAATCCTGCTCGGCGCTTGCTTGATTGGTCTTGGATAGTCGTCAATTGCCATTACATACCCTTCTTGCTTGCTAGCTTCTGTTCAAGAGTATTAATTCTAGCCTTATACCGGCTAATCTCCTCTTTCATCTTAAGGATCAATTCGCCCTCTCTCTCCTGTTGAGCTTTGTAATACTCGATAGTTTGGGGCATAGGTTCGTGTCTGCCTATCACATCCTTGTTTTCTTGCTGCAATGCCATAACGTCATCAATATCCATTGCCTACCCCTATGAATCATATTCGACATGGATGTGGGTATTCTCAATAACAACATCGTAATCATGGAACACTTGGCAATTCTCTACACGCCTAAGCTTATCCATTAACTCCTCTGCCACCATATCCTTTTGAATGTCAGTAAAGTAACGATGCCTAAAGTCTAATGCTAGCCCATAATAATGATAGGAGCCTGCCGAGTGCTCACCATTAAGGCCACAGGTAACTACTAGCTCTTGGCCGTAGTTGCTCCATATCTTCTCAGCAGCTATCAACACCGGCCGCATCTTAATGTCTAGCCCTGCTAGAACTACCCCTTCTTTAACTTTCATTACGATTCCTTATCCGATAAGCCCAAACACATATTACAACAGCGCCAAACGTTACAAGCCCTGCCAATATTTCTAGAGCTGTGATTACTTCGTTGGGTATGGTTATCATCTAGCTACTCTCCTCAATCTTCCAGCTAGCAAACGTTCCATCCATACATGCAGCAGTACTTCCCATGAAAGTACTAATAAATGCCACGCCTCCTTTGTCTTCGCAAGCCTTAATGAATCCACGGATCTCATAGTCCTGTACTGATGAGCTGCACCCAATACACAGCAAAGCTATTACAAATATACTTACAGTCTTCATCCCTCACCCCTTAATCGCTTTAGTAACAGACCACCGAGAAACATCCATTTCACGCGCAATCTGTCTAATTGACTTACCTAACACCGTACTCTTAAACTTAATAAGCCCATCTAATGCTATGTCCCTAACCTTATGGCCATTATGAGCTGAAGTAGATCCATGCCGCCAGAGCCTTGTGTAATGCATGGCACAAAGCCCCTTAGTTCTGGAGTCCTCATCACACTCAGGCTCCCCGCACTTCATTGGCCTTCCTCCTCATTCGATTAACCTGCTCATAACTGTTTCTAGGCAAGGGTGATCTAATGTGCCGTCCGTGTGATTCAATATCAGCAACTACATCACGCTCCCTTACCCCTGCACTTATTGCTATCGATCTTACTTTGGCCCCTCTATCCCACATCTCTATCGTAGTCATGATGTTCTCCAGTTAGTTCAAAATGTAACTGCTCTCCAATATTGACTGCTTTGTAGTTCTGACTAACTCTAGAAACTGCTCAACCCTATCGTCAATCATTTGAAACTCTTTGCTGTAATCATCCTTGTTCAGCCGGTAGATAAATAACTGCTTATCATCTGGATAATTGGCAGAGTAGCTAACGAAGTCTAACCAATCTCTACCTGTTAACTTTAGATTCCCAATACACTGCCATCGGTAAGCAGGGTCTACATTCTGACGCTTAACATTCGCATAGTGGACGCTCTCAATAACTGATTTAATCTCAATTACACCACAATCAAATACAAGTCCATCAGGAGAGCAGCCAAGCGTATCAGAGCCGTAGAATCCGCCATTTGATACCGTGCTAAAGGTTTCCTCTTCGTACAGCATACGGGCTATAGGTTCCTGCTCATGCCCCCTTTCCATATGTGCGTTAGAGTAGTCGTTAGATATCGGCTGTCCAGTTATCTGCTCTATTGCTATCTGCACTGCAAGCTTCTTAGCAGGCTCACCAAAGGCCTTTCCAAAGTTCGCCATCACTTTGCCCAGGTTAGAGCTGGTTAGCTTGCCAGCCCTCTTTGCAAACCATATGTCCGAGTTCTGCTCTATGTCATAGAACTTAAGCATTAGCTTCCTCATCACACTCAAAGATTATTAAATCCATTGATTCCTTCGAGATATCAGCCTTCTCAGATACTGCATGAAAGTTTCCATCACGCTTGTAAGCGTTCTTAGCATTCGCCCAAGTGTTGCCGTTATCCTTAGATACTGTTGGCCTGCTAGCTCTAGGCTGCTGAGGGTTAATCCTTACACCACTAACCGTCTCACCCTTCATTTTAACATTAGTATCAATGTATATCTGGATTCGTACATCCTTCCAGTCTTCAACAAACGAGCTACCTTTGCAGAACTTCTTAACTATCTTTGAGTTCGTAGCGTTCAATACCAGCGGCTTAATCTTCTCCTTAAAATAAGCTATGTTGTGATTACCCTTCCTGCCAGCAACCATCACACCATACTCTTGCTTAACGTGGGCTATCGTAAATATTAGCTGTGTACCTGCTTCAATCATATCCTCAAGATCAGCAGACCCTAAGTGATCTGATTTAAATACCTTTCTGTAATGCGTCTTCGGTTTATTCTGCATACTATTCCCCTAACTCCATCTTTATAAATTTACCGTTGCCATCAAACTTAAAGGCCGAAGAGAAGCCAGAGTATCCAGTAACCTTTTTATCCCCCACCTCGCACACTATGTATGTCTCGTCTTCCGTATCGTACTCGGAACCTGCTGACCCTATTCCAAGCTCAGACAAGAGAGCCGCCACCTTTTCTTTATCGTTCATTACTTTCCCCTTAATTAAAATTACCAGCCTAAAATATTAAGCATCGGCACACCAAAAGACATCAGCGACACCGCTATAATACCCAATACAATATACTTAACCTCGCCAACACGCCTTGAGTTCCACCATGATACAGCCTTATATTTAAGATCAGTTACAGCCTTAAACATGCAGCCAAATACTATTGATAAGTCGTCTAGTGTGCTTGGCATGACAATTCCTTTTGTTGGTCGATTCGCTCCCAATCTAGCTCGGCTCCTAAAGCCTGCTCTATAGCGACATGAAGCCGTTCACGAAGACAGAATATATCTGCTTTGTGTTCGTACTTCTGAACAACGGAGTACATGCCTACAACATATTTCATCTCATCGTTAGCTGTTCTAACTAGGCGGCTCATAGTGGTAGCCTCGCATTAAACTTATCAAGTGCTAGCTGCTCTGCTATGCCATCACAGCCTTCTTCCGTAGACTCCTTGTCCTCTTTCATTGCGCTGTACCAACCCTCTTTCTCAAGGTGATCATCTAGCACGATAACGCTCTGCATTGCGTAGTGACGATGATTTATAGGCAATACCATGTTCTGGCTAACCTCTGCCAAGGACTCCATTAGCTGCTTAGTGTTAGCTACACACATTATCTCAGCTAAAGTATTCTCCCCGTCTTGCTGCCCTAGTACCCACTCGATAAACTCTGCTACTTGACTGATCATTGTCTTGCTCCCTGGTTATTGTTATTTCCTAACTGTTAATACATTATTAACCAATACTCAGCATATGTAAACTAAAGGTTTACACTCATTTGTTATAAGATGTAACGGGGCTTATTCCTTTGGTAGAGGTGGCAATACAGACCAGTGGGTAACTACTCCTATAGGTGTGTCAGATACGCTATGAGACATAGGAAAGAATCCTACGTCCTTAATATAGTAAGTAGCGTAAACGATCCTGTGAGTTGATACAGCTAAGTACTGGCCTTGAAAGCTTGGCATTCTATCTGCCGTGTTGACCCACTTTGGCGACATATCCAAAGGCTGTCCGAATAATCTTTTAATCCATTCCATTGTGTTCTCCCCTTGCTAGTTAATATGAGACTCTTACGTCGATCTCGCCGTGGTTGTGAATTGCGTCGATTAGCTCTGACGCATCATCAAGCCCAGAGTCAAGCAGCCCCCTAAGCCACTCTAAATCTTTCATATCTAGGGTGGATCTATCGGCTAGCAGATCTCTAACCTTACCCTTAGCGCCATGATTCCAATCATTCATTGTTGGTCGCCATTCTAGTGTTCCACTCATCTCTTTCTCCTTTATTTGAATTAAGTGCTTTATATATAATTACATCATCAGGACTATCAGCCGTTACAGGTAGACCGTTTGTGTGAGGAATTGGGAATATCCACTCCTCTACAATATTATTGAAATAAGGCTTAATATCTCTAGTTACATTCTCTTCAAGATGGCCCTCTCTGAAAACAATATTCAGCATTCGTCCGTCTTCAAACTCCCATGTTTCTTTGTACATACCTTCTCCATTTTCTTAATGTCTTTAGCAGTCCACTTAGATTCAAACTGATACCGATTACCTCTAGTTATCTCACTGCCTACTACCCTGCCTATCCAACCCTTAGCTGGCGGCCAGTCAATACCTAGTGCTTGTATCTGTGATCTAGTCCAAGCTCCTTTCTTAGTTCTGTTACTCATAATCCAATCTTTAGTAATGATCATCTTTTAACACCTACGAAAAGTTATGTCGTATCTTCGGGCATAAAGAACCCTAAACACTCTAATTAAAGAATATTTAAGGCTCATAAACTGAACAACCTACGAAGAAGCTAGAGGTCTGTAGAGCTTACGTTGGCGGTACTATGGTATTAACCGCTTAAGGACTTGTTTTAGAGTCGATACCATGACTCCCTTATCACACGCTCCTTACGCCTGATTTGTTCGCTGCTAGCAAGGTTTTAACCAATATACTAACTATGAACTTATTAGACATTGCCGCGTGTACGGCCTATCAATAACCCCCTGTGCCGTTTCTAGTATCCATGCCTCGGGTGGGTAAAAGGCAAACTAGGCGATTAGGTTTAAAGTCGTGACCGCTAACATCGACTGTAGCGATTACTTAATTAGATCGTATGTCTCTTTGAAGATGTCAGGCTTACATGGGTAAAATTCACCCTGAATACCTTTTAGTATCCAATCGCCAATATCAGCCGTTTGAGTCTGCCCATCACTTTCTAGCGTCTTAAGCTTCATACCTTCGTTTCTAACGATGTTTACGTACTCACCCCATCTATCCTCAGCCATGCGACAATCGAGCTTAGGAGCGCCATTGATGAACGCGTAGACCTCCCAAACGTTTTTGGTTGTTAGCTGAACAGCTTCTATAGGGATTGGTTTTTTGATGTATTTGTTCATATAGCTCACCATTAATTGATTTATGATCAAAGGCGAGCAAGGGGCTTTAAGGTGTATTCTTGATATGAATGGCGAAATAGATTATATTCACCACTTGAATAACGTTTAAAGCCCAGTAGAGTTTGCCGCTCAATGATCTGGGTTTTTTATTGCCTTGTAAAAGTATAGATATCTAGCTGTTATGTAAAGACTAAATATTAATACTTAACGGACATAGCGCATAACTCGCCACATTGATCGTATAAGTACTTCCTAAGCCATCATAGAAGCATATCTTATTCATACCACTTAACCGCTCACCTGTATAAAATGCGATCATAAAGCTCATTGCTAGTACTGTTTTCATACTCTCTCTCCTTTGGTTGATTAAACTTTTAATCCATGTTTTTTAGTAGAAATTCTACCTCTGATTTATCCCCTTGAAGCTGCTCTACAACCCACCTTAAAACATCGTTAATAGAGTGATCTTCTGTAATCACATGCTCCTCACCTTTGGCTATCCTAGCCGTACCATATACAAGCTTTATTAAGTCTTTCTTTAACTCACTCATAATTAAATCTCCATAGTAGGGCATACCCTACGTTAACGTTAATAACTCTTCGTTCTGGTATATGTTGCCGATCACTTCAATGCAGTGTTCCCATTGATTAACGTGGTATCCTCTAAAGGCATCGTCAAAAACATCCTTATCGTACAAATATGCTGAATCCCAACAACCCGAAGCCTGGAACCAAAAAATCTTACATACTCTCCCTAGCTTATTCTCTACAATATCCCCCTCATAGATATCTACACCGTTCTTATCTGTAAGCCCTGTAAACTGCATTAGAATAATATTCTGGCCTTGGTTAAGGTACTGAACACAATCTAAGTCTGTTTTGGTTCCGTAATTATCGCCAGGCTGCAACATGACTCCATCATCCATATCACACCAAGCTCTAAACTTAATTTCCCTCATGATCTCCCCCTATAAGCTCAGTCTCTTTAATGTAAACCCTAGAACCCTTATCATCCAAGAGCGCTTGAAAGTACATGTGAGGGACTGGGAACACCTCCCACATAGGATACTGTCTGGCATATCTCGTTGCTGCTCTAACCGACTCCTCACCATCAGCATAGGTCTCTACTAAAGGCTCATATTCACAGTGTCGAGTACTAGCGTGTATATGTTCACTTATCTAACTCCTTAAGTAGTGCGTCTGCTCTATCTACAGCGTGTTGGGCTAGGTTATCAGGGGTATGCCACCTGTTAGCAAGTATCCCCTGCATAGCAGCCATAGCGAACATCTCACGGCGAGTTAGTCGTGTTGTTCTTAGTTCTGCGTTTGATGGCGGCATTCCTTCGAGCGCCTTGCCTATAATTTCTTGCTTTGTGTCTTTAGCCTTCATGAATCACCCCTAATACTAAGCTTATCCAATCCATCCATAGAGCAGCCTGTAGCCTGTTCGAGCTGATCTCTAAGGTCTTTCTCAATCTCTTTAATCTGCTCTACAGCATCCTCTACACTAGAAGCCGTACCCGCTAAACCATCACCACCGTCTGAACCATCATGATCTTCATGCCAGTAGTTAAAATCAAACCGTCTATCTGGTATAGGCTTAACATCACGATCTACGTTCCATCCTTCAGGTATTTCTATCATTGTTATTCCCCTTGTTGGTTATACCTAGAAAGCCCTAATTAAAGGGCTGTTTGTTGCCTAGCTTCTTTCGCTAACGTATGCCACGTTTTTCATTGTTTCCAAATAAGCCTCGTGTCTCAATTGGGCATCTCGCTTCAACTTTTCCCCTAGTGGCGTTATGAATGATTGACCCCAATCGTAGCTCCTAGGTAAATACGCCTTACCCTCGCCTATATCCCAGTCCATCACATAAGATATTCCGCATGATTGATCAAAAGTTGTTGAGCCTTTAGTTACTGTAAATATTCCATCAAACATATCGTTCCCCTTGGTGTTGTTGAGTTGATGTAGTAATAGTAAGGTAATAACTTATTACCGTCAATAGATATAACCATCAATGAAGTAATTATATGTGTTGACGTAAACAGAGTATTAACGTAGGCTTGTTTATATCGACTAAGGAGAAGCATGTGAGAGAGATCAAAAAGAGCGAGTATATAACTACTCTAACGCAATATTATAATGACAGTGGACGTACTCAGGAGGACATAGCTACCTGTTGTAACACGACTAAGCAGAACATCTGCAAAGCTATGAAAGAGGCTGGCGAGGGTACTAGGCGCGATGTACAGGTATATGTAGATAAGCAGACAGATGCCATTAGTTACGCTTATACATGCGGCGCGGTATTCGGGTTTAAAGGTACATTTGGATTCAAGGGGTAGGTTATGAATACCATAGTTTCGATTACATGCATCATAGTTGGCGCTTCGATGGTCATTCACGGGGTTATAGGTCTTATCAGGTGGTACAGATTGATGAAGGCTGTAAACGCTCAAATTGAAGCGACAGAAGAGGCTATAAGGTTTCAAAGAGAGATGGCAGGATTTTAATCTGCATCCCTGTAGCGTGAGACAGGTACGAGTGGTGACGGGAAATCACCTTTATATGTTTGGTGGTGCGCGTACCCTGGCTGATACCTGAAACGTAGAGATTGAGGTAGCTCCTCGGTTAGCTGAAAGTCTCTTGAGTGAGATACCCGACTCCAATAGTTTGTTTATGTGGTGGCTATATGGTGAGCCTGAGAAACTTACCGCCGGTAGCTCATTCCGGTAGAGCAGAGGGACTATGGACGCTCAATCCTAATAAACCCTTGTGTAGCAGGTTCGAATCCTGCCCGGTATAGCCCCTTCATAAGCAAATTAAAGAACAATGGAATGGTAGCAGGAAGGTGGGCGTCCACTGGGATTGCTAGATAGGGGGCCTCTGCGCAGTAGAGTGTAGGCCAGCGGGAGTCACGACCCGCTCATTCCACCCATTAACAAAGGAGAGAGTAAGTGAGTGACGACAAGCAGGATAAATCAATATTCCCTCATGGTAAGCGTTGGCACAGATGCAGAGAGCAAGAGTGTATCGAAGAGATGTGCAGGGCAGAGGATGCTGCTACTTGCCCTCACGGGTTCATGGTTGGCTGTCCTCACTGCATAGAATCTAAACAAGGAGAGTAATCATGGATAGATGCAAAGAATCAGGATGTAACAACATTCTAAAGGGTACAGACGCTCTCACAGGCTCAGGAGCGTGCTTTGCTTGTGAATGGGCAAGTATGTCCGCAAGTGAGGTTAAAGCCAGTGCAGGGCCTATAGCGAGGTCTCACGTATGGGATAACACTAAAGTTAAGCCGAAACAGTTTGTGAGGGGTAGATTGTGAAACGTACAACCAGAACAGAGCTAGACAAGATAGTAATGATCGGTATGTCAAAGATTGATCAGCTAGTTAATAAGCTTTGTGATGACTGTGTGTCTGACTCTATCGACGTTGACAGCTTCTTAGAGGCTCACGGTTATCTAGTTCCTGATAATACGCCATGCCAAACAGGCTATACGTGGATAGAGCTATCGAGGCTTAGAGCGGCAAGCTTTAGAGAGATGAGGGAGAGAGCATCAGGAGTTCAGAACGCCTATAACCCATTTGATGCTAACGGAGCAGCAGGGCAGGCCAATATGTTTAACGGCTGTCATGCGGCATCAGGCAAAGCATTAGGGTTTGTTGGTCTAGGTGAAGGTAGGTTTATTTAACAATTGAGAGGGTATAGAGATGAGGATAGAAACTAAATTCGGGCTAGGTGAGATTGTATGGTACTCACGGCACAAGTCAGAAAGAGGCACCAAACACGATGCATTTTTAGAAGTCATTGGAATGTATATTGACAAGCAGGGCTGTAAATATCAATGCAGGTGGCCATCTGGGATTGTCGGTGCGTTCGATGGGAGCGAGTTAGAAAACGACCCTAGCTACGATCAAGAAGGTGGTTATGAAGACGACCCACATCCAAGAAACGACTAAACCTTTCACTGAATTAACGCTCTTTTTACGAGGAGCATGACAGACTAACCAAACGCGGCCTAATGGAGAAACTAATGGACACAAAAGAAATAGCAGAAGTTCAGACGTACAGAGCAGGATACGACCAAGGATTTATTGATGGTGAGACACACATAAATGCAGGCTTAAGCTTCGTGATGGATAAGCTAGACCTGCCTGAAAGCCTAGAAGCTGACGAAGACTACGACACCATCAGGAACATGGCTAAACGGATTAAAGAGCTAGAGTCTAAGATTGAACTAGCCGTAGAGAAATTATTATTAATGCTTAACACACAAGACACATAGGGGTAGGTATGACATGTGGGAATGCGATAAATGCGGTGGTTACAGGCTAGACAGGGTTAAAGTCTGCCACTGCAAGAGCTTTGAAATTATAAACGAGGACGGAGAGGAGTGTAAGCCTGTCCAAGCTATGACGGCAGAGGATGCAGCACTTGAGTATGCCGAGCAATCTAATGTCGGGCACGATTATTATTTGATGGATGGATCAGTTGTGATAGAGGTTGGTGGCAAGAAATTTGAAATAAGCGCTGAACCAGATATTCACTATTCAGCAAGCGAACTTAAGGACACATAGGGGGAGTGATGAACAGAACATCAATTGAATACGCAGTGGTAAAGAGTGCCGTGAATATACTTTGTGTTTTATGTGCTGCGAATAGCAACATAGTAATAGACGCATTAACAGGTATTTTGTGGGATGAAGAAGAAGCAGGCGACATAAAGAGAAGCAGTGGAAAGTATGAAATTTAATTTTAGGGCATATAGGGGGGTGATGAAACTAATAGCTGAAGTAATAATTCTGGGATTAGCGAGCATCGGACTAGTAACAACATTATTTATAGCTGTAATGTTTATAACTTCATAAGGGGGAGACATGAAACACCAAAAGAAACTTGAAGTGATTCTAATGCTAATGGCACCTATGGCGGTAATTAACATTGCTCTAATGGTTGCGTGGTTAATAGTTAAATAAAGGGGATAACATGAACGAAGACGAAATAGAGGCTCAGATATTCAATCTGCATGATGAGATTGACCACATAGTCCTACAGCTAGCAGAGAACCTGTCTTGGAGAGCTAAGGCCGATCACGCAAGGAAGAAGAAGTCCAGAGAGGTGGCGCGGCTTAAAAAAGAATTGTCGATATTAAGAAGGGAGCGATGGGATTCCGAGGAGGCAGTAGGTGAATAATTTATTAATGATATTTATTAGCTTTGCTTGCTGGCTGATTAGTAATTAACAGACAACATAGAGGGGATAAGATGAAAGTATTAATACTAATGATGGCTCTAATGATTGCCGGGTGCTCCAACTTTAGCGAGGGTGATTGCGTTTATGTTTATGGCGTGAGTGTTGATGGTGTAGATGTTGGAGATTATGTGAAGTATGGCGACGGCTCTCATTGGTATTTAGTAGATGGCGATATTAGAGGCGCTTATGATATCGGGCACAGCATAACTTCTTGCGACACATAAGATACATAGAGGGGGATACCATGAAAGAGATCAAATGTTTTGATTGTGACAATGCCGTCGATACTCCAATGAACAACGGAGACAATAAGACGCGGTGCATTAAGTGTTCAACTGAGAAGTATAAAGCTGACCATCCGTACACATGGAATCTAACAGTGCGGAACAAGGCACTTATTGACACCAGCCAGACATAGGAGTTAGAGGGATACCATGGGCGATGTAATAGATTTATTCGAGGATGACTTGAAAGATTGCACCTATATTGATGTCGATGGTGATATAGGTGTTTCTATGAGGGATAAGACTTTAATGGTGGTGCCTATAAATTCTACCAGCTTTGAAGTTGTTTTAGGTGGCGAGTTAAGGATTTATAATCGAAACGAGCTGGCAGAGTTTATCAAAGTGGCGTCTATCTTGATTGACAGTGAAGACAGGTGGCTACCTAAGTTTGACCTGATTGGTCATAACTACGATTAGAGGGGGATCTAGCTAAGTAGCAATACTAATTAATTAAACACACAGAGGAAATTATGAGAATAACTAGATTAGACAATGATAAGACCGTGGATATCATCAGTGAGCGGATAGAAATAGATATGGATGGCGTTAGGTACACAATAACTCCAGCCTGCTTAGAGGGGATAACAATCAACTGTATTGGCGATCACAACACAATCACTGTAAAGCCATGTTGTGGAAATGAAATAGTTGTAGTTGGCAGCTAATAAGTTGGACAGTATATAGATATAGAGGGAAGTAGGTCATAAACACCCCAAGACTATGATAAGTAACAATAAGCACCCTTAAAAAAAGGTAGGTATCCATGCCTCTATTGGTAGGTATCCATACCTTTATCAGCACTCTAGGTATAAAATAACTACCTTTAAAGGTGTACATTACCCTAGATACTAACTATTATCAGTATATCAGAACTACCGAAAAGGGTATAAAATGGATTACGATTACTTCAACCCAGAAACTTATATGGTCATAGATAAGATAACAGGCGAAGAGTTAGATGTGGCGATATTTATAGATAGCGCCAAAAAGTCAGGATGGGAGAAGGCATATGCAGAGATGCTCTCGAGCTACATTAAGTGTGGCAGCGCAAAGACAACTGATTTATTGGCTTGGGTTATTGGATCTCGAGATGGATCAAATTTAATACAAGGCACTCAAGAAGAAATAGCAGAGCAATCGGGTGTGAGTATCTTTGTTGTTAAGAAAGTCTTTAAGGAGCTTTATGAAAAGGGCTTTTTAAAAAGGGTTAGGTCTGGGTGCAACATGGTGTCTCCTACGATGATTAGAAATGGCGACAATAGAAAGGGCGCTATGATGCTTAGAATGTGGGACTACGACGAAAGGACTAAGAAACGTGCCGAAGTTAAGTCTACTAAGAAAGCGACTACTCGAGTGGCAAAGCTGGAGGCCCCTGAATACGTAGGTTTTGATAGGTTTTGGAATATCTACCCAAAGAAAACTAAGCGTAAAGAGTGCGAAAAGATATGGAAAAGGCTAAAGCCAAGTCTCGAGCAGTTCGGTGTGATAGCTGGCCACCTACAGATTGCATACGTTTCTACTGATAAGAAGTTTATACCCAATCCATCCTCTTACCTTAACGGCGAGCTATGGAATGATGAGGTAATAACAGAAGCGCCTAAGACCGGCTTTGATAGCGAAGTAAACTCATGGGAAAGACAGCCAACCTCGGCAACATTCAACGGTAATACATTCGATGGAGAGCTAAACTAATGAATGAGTCAGATAGAAATGAGCTAGGCAGATCATTAAACGCTGCAATGAGTGTATCAAGATTCGGCAAGCCAGTAGGACCAGACGCTTTTGATATGTGGTGGCACTTACTATCAGACCATTCTATTCAAGTGGTGACTAAGGCCATAGACGCTTATGTAAGGTCATCAGGCGAAGCACCAACCCCCCACGATATACTAAGTGTGATCAATGAGAGCTTAGGTTATCCATCGCCAGAGGAAGCATGGAACAGACTGCCCAAGGGCGAATCAGACGGCGGCTATGTTAATCAGCAAATGATGGATGGTATGGGTGCCTGTAGTGATTCGTTAGAACGTGGCGATATGATATCTGCAAGAATGGCATTCTTGGAGTCATATAAAAAGAGTGTTGAAACGGCCAAGCTAGAAGGCAAGCAGGCCGAGTATTTCTACACTGCTCCTACCGGATTAGGTTTGGAAGAAAGGCTGGGCAAGAAACACCAGGACACTCTCGCGGCTATTAATCTTGGCTGGCTAGATAAAAATACTGACTCTGTAAAACAGATGCTAGCAATTACAAGTGAAGGCAGTCCAATAGCATTAGAAGATCTAAGCAGAAAGTCAGATTCTAAGGCTAAGCTTAAAGCACTAAGTAGTATTCGAGAACGTTTGAATATGGAGTAATACATGGAACGTAAAGCAGATCAAAACGAAGTACTGTCGTTAGCGCAGTTTTAAATTAGTTTCGTTCATTTACCCCGGATGCTTGCGTTGGCGCCAACGGTTTGTTATAGTTACTACATCGAAACAACAGACGCCAAGGGGAACGACATGAGACTAGCTACTATAAACAACGAAGAAATGGTCATCCAAGCCAACGTTAATAAGAAGGGTGATTGGGAAAAGGTTCAGGAGCTAGCCGAGAAAATTACCAAAGAGTCAGACTTTAAGATTTCAATAAGCGCCATAGAAGAGAGAGAGCAGTGGGTACACCTTGGCGCAGTTTGGGACCACTACCAAGCCGGTGAGCTAAAGAACATATACCAAGAAATGAAGGCGGCGCTATAGCCGCCAAGGGGTACAGCGTGAAAGATGCAGAGGCGATGATTAACGGATTTATAGAGGCGGCAGCTAGGCATGCAGGACCAACAGAGGCCCTTGCTCATTTGTTCAAAATCAACACAAAAGAAATCATTGATATTTATAGAGTAGTCGAGGATTTGGAATCGTTTCATAAGTGGTTTAGGCAGCAGGATGTTATGGATGATGGGAATTTGGATATGGCTATTTGGCTTTTAATTGGATCAGATAGTTTCTTTTGGGATTTCATGAATGAAAAATAAAGCCAAAACCAGTAGCGAGAGATCGGCGGCAAGTGATGCCCGTCACCGCAAAGAGGGGCGCGTACAACGCAAAGTATGGGCAACACCAGAAGAACATGAGAAGGTTAAAAAATTACTAATCAAGCTGCGTAAATAGCTGATTTGTCGAAGGAGCAAATTTAAATGAGTACTAACAATTATGTGCAACTAGGCTGCAACGTGTGCGGGCTTTTGTTGGAAATTGATGGTCAAAAGTTTTGGGAGACTTCCGACTGTGCAAGGGCTGAAGCTGAAGATGAGGGCTGGGAGTGTTACATAGGCAGTGCTGACGAAGAAGACCATTGCCCTGCATGTAACCACAAACAAGACGCTGAGTGGATCGAATACCCAATCCCGACCAAAGATGCTCCCAAAATTGATAACCCCGATACTGAAATAGAGGTTCAGTATGATGGGGACAACATAGTAAAGACTACTATTGGTCGTGCTAATTGGAACATGGTTGATAGATTCAGGTTTATAGACAAATCGTGAATTTGTCGTTAGCGCAAATTTAATTAAGCCCCTTAACTGGGGCTTTCTAGGCACATCCCAAGAGGGGTATTCGACGGAGCTGAAAGAGGGCTGCATATCATGGACTAACTCATTAAATCCAGCGCACTGGTGCCCACTTAATTGTGGGTTTTTGGGTAGTAAATATAAGATTTGTCATAAGGGGGAGGGTTAACGTGAGCCAGATTAACAGATGCCCATTCTGTAAAAGCGATAAAGTAGAGTTTAAATGGAAAGCTTACATGTCCGTCGGGCTTGTCGCTTGCCAAAACTGGGAAGGAGAATGCTGTGCTAAAGGACCAGAAGAGCACTACAAAAAGTACGATAATGAACAACGAATTATAAATAGAGCCGTCAAAAAGTGGAACAAATCTAAATACTGCCGTAAATAGGAGAGAGTTAATGGAGCATATGGAATCGAAAATGCAGGATCAATGTGACGGGTTTGAGGCTGAAGTTGAGCACCTAGAGCCGTTCATTAATGATCTTCTTCAGATAGCTAAAAAGCACAATATTTGTAACGAGCAGTTGGCTTTCGTTAATCGGCTATTCGAGATCAAATACATGCCTAAGCTGGTTCAAATATAAGTAATGTCGCTTTTACGATTAGAAAAGAGGTGATCCATGGAAAGGAAAGGCGGGCGTATATTTCTAGTTAATCATAGCATGTTAGCCCCTTATTTCGCATTCGAATGGAAAGAGGCTAAAGCTTGCGGATATGTAACTGACAATTACAGTGAGCTAGAGCAGCAAGAGATAGACGACGAAAGGGATCTATTCCAAAGTAATGCAGTATTGATTAAAGCTAAATTAGAAAGGATTCTAAGATGCGGCTTCGAAAGCTATCAGTAAATGAATTAACAACATTAATCTGTATTGTAATAGCAGTAGGGTTTTTATATTTAACAGGGGGGAGTATATGATTAGTTACAGACCAAAGAATGGTAAATATATAGTCTGCAAAGATGGCGTGTATATGACTCTAACCATCGAGCAAGTATCAGAGATGGAAAAGGTTATGCAGGATATAAAAGCAGGCACTCAGCAATACTACAAAGAAGACGCCAGGAAGGCTGGCTAATGACGGACCAGACAATAATTAACAGTGACAAGTCGCTAAAAGAGCATATCAAGAACGTATACGAGCAGTACGAGAAGCACGGCTATCTAGTCACTACGATGAAAACAGGTAAGACTAGAACTAACGTGCAGAACGCATCACTACACCTCTACTGTGAAATGGTAGCGGGAGAGCTTAACCATCAGGCGCTAGACATGCACAAAGTACTAAGCCCTGCCATTGCTATACCGTGGAACCAAACGCTGGTTAAAGAGCTTATATGGAAGTCTGTACAGGTATCTATGATTGATGAAGAGAGTACTACCAAGGCTAATCGGGGTGATTACGGTAAGATTCACAAGGTGATCTATTGTCACTTATTAAATGAATTTAATGTCGATGTGCCTTGGCCATCAAAGGAGGGGGAGAGATGAAAGTAACAGAAGCAAGATTTATACAGGTGATGAATGACGATGATCTCGGCGGGCAGGGTCTATCTGAAAAAGGATGTAACGCTATAAAGGGGCTATTAATTGTTCAGAAATATTTACCTGATAGAGGGATAGAAGGCGCAAACCACGACGTTATCTATTCGGTCGGCATTGAGGCTCTAGTAGAGGCGGGAATAACCGAGGCTGATGTGGTTGAGTTGAGGCACCAAAACTGGATGCTAGAAGATGATACTTTTTTGGCGTGTTTTGTATAACAAGGAGCTTAACTAAGGATGAAGATACTAACTCATAATTACTGCATTACGATATTTGAAGACGGCAAGTTCTGCTGGAAAAACAGAGGTTGGGTTGAAGATCCTATTACGGTGATTGATGTCGTATGTTGGGTGATTATAATCGCTGCGTTTATAAGGTGGGTTATCTAAGGATGGCAAAGAAGTGTAAGAACTGTAAGACAGAGATAATAAACCCTTACACATCTACACAAGTGGCCTGTAGTCCAGGCTGCGCCATTGAGTTAGCCCGTAAGAAGCAAGCCAAGGAAAGCAAGGTCAAAGCTAAGCTAGAACGTAAGGCCCACAGAGCGGCTAAGGAGAAGCTGAAGAGCAAGGGTAAGTGGTTGGCTGAAACTCAAGCAATATTCAATAAGTTCATCAGGCTTAGAGATGCCAAAGATTCTTGCATATGTTGTGGGTGCGTGACGAATGATGACAACCTGTTAAAAGGGAGTCGATGGGATGCTGGTCACTACTTGAGTGTAGGGGCTAGACCTAACCTAAGATTCAACGAAGACAATTGCCATAAGCAAGCAGTCAGGTGCAACAGAGAGTTATCAGGCAACGCAGCAGCATATCGAATAGAGTTAGTTAAGAAGATAGGAATAGCCCGGGTAGAGGCTTTAGAGTGCGATCATAGCCTTAAGCGCTACACCATTGAACAGATCAAAGAGATCAAACAGAAGTACAAAGATAAAATAAAGGAGATCAGCGAATGAGCGGGTCACTATGCTTCAACAAGCTATGCCCATCAAGATCTAGATGCTACAGAGCTAGACCAAGACCAACGGGCAGGCGTTACACTGTTGGGAGTTATACAGTTGCAGAGGGTAGCATCACATGTGATGGATTTATTGACACAGGGAGGGAAGATGGACGAAGTACAGAGACTAAGACAAACACTGAAAGCGTATGAATCGACTGTAGCGGGCCTAGAGCTTGCGCTAGAGATGAAGGTGGCTGATATACAGATGCTTAAACGATCAATAGACGGGTTCAGCGATCTAACAAGGCAGCAAACAGAGCGATTAAGAATATATGAGGGCCGCCCCAAAATACCCCACTAGCTTGATTAATAGGCTGGATTTGCCTACTATTAGATAAATATCAATCACTAAGTAAGGGCAATCTATGCCAGCTAAAGAAGAGTTGGCCGCGTTATTTGTAAGTCCGGAGAGTGGCACCCTGATGGCAGCCGTTTTGCTGGTCGCATTAATGATTGCAAGGTACTATGTAAAAAAGTGGCTTCAGTCCATCGAAGAGACAAGAAAAGCTGTATTCGGTTCTAATGAAACGAAGGGTTTAAAAACGAAAGTGAATGTTTTAGAAGAGCATCGCTTGGAAGATCGCAAAGACATCGATCAAACGAGTGCAAAAGTTGACCTAAATCATAGCCAGATAATTGACCGCCTAACCACACTAACGAATCATGTTAGTAGCAAAGCAGAAGAAACAGCGTTATTAATAGGCAAGATACTAGGCTTATTAGAAGGCAAAGAGAAAGGAAAGGAAGAAGAACGGAATCGCAGAGCAACCGACAAAAAGGATGAATCATGAGTAAGTGGACTAGATTCAGAGATACAGTTAAGACCAGGTTTTGGGATGAGTTCGATAAGGTTAAGGATGCAGAGGTCCACAGACTTAAACAAGGCTCAACCTATGCCGGTGTAGCGGGTTTAGTAGCATCAGCCACAGCATTAACTCAGATAGATCCATCTAACCACTGGGTGACTCTCATTAGCTCAGTAGTATCATTGTATTTAATCTACACTCAAAAAAAGTAGTTCCCCAAATAGCCCTGGCCGTTTGTCTCCCCTTGCGGCTGGGGTTATTCTTCACAGTGATAATCATATTTGTCTATTCCATGGCCTACGGTCCCTTTAAGCGTTTATAGTGTATAATTCAATGTAACTATGTTATGGGGGTTATATGCGATTCATATTCTTAATGCTATTTTCAGTATCAGCATTTGCCGCAGATCGAACTATTAATCTAAGCCCCAAAGGTGATAACTCAGATACCGTAAATTTTGAGATATGGGGTAACTACTTAGGCGATCAAGAGCGGTCTAAGATGATGGAGCTACCCAAAGGAACTGTAAGCTTCACGATTCAAATTGATGGCTGTAGAATGTTATTTATACAGGCTAGAGCATGTACAATAATCGACTGTACTGATGATGGCACAATAATGCTAGTAGAGCCTGAATGTGTTTTATCAGATCCACCAAGTTTATCTAAGGGGTAATGATGGTTACTTTGTTTGAGAGAATGGTAGGCCTGGATGGTGAGAGGATTTCCGTACACAGCGTTACATCCTCTTTCCGAGAACTACACAGAGGCAAGCTAACGGTACAAGGTATTATTACTGCGCTCAACCTCACTCAAGACCAGCAGACCGATATGCAGACCATTTGGGTAGCCATCTCTACTAGTGCCGATCCTGTCGCGCGTTTACGTGAGTTTTTCGACCTGCTTATTCTGGCAGAGATCACTAGAAGGGTAGGCAGTGATTACACCGATAAAGATATTTTCTGGGCTAGAATAGCGAGCTTTAGTTAATGGCTGATTTTAGGATGGCAGTTGTCAGGCAGGCTATCCGAACGGATACCGGCTTAGAGACCTTTACTGTATCTGGGTTTGGTACTCCAAAAGCTGCCATATTCATTCCTACGCTCTGTACAGCCGATTCTACTTTGACAGTCGACGCCGCTATGGGTTGGGGAGTTACGGACGGTACAGGCAATTTCGGGATAGCTGTAGCTGATGAGGATGGCTTAGCTACGTCTAATACCCAGAGAGCTATATCTAGTACTAAATGCTTATATGCCCTGGTAGGCGCTGGTACATTAGCTTATGAGGGTGATTTTGACTCATTCAATACTGATAACGTTGTAATCGACATAACAAACAACAATGCCGGTGTAGCTGCTTTTGTAACATGTATTTTGATTGGTGGTGATGATGTAGCTGAGGCTGGAGTAGGGACTTACACTAACGAGAACGGCGGAAACACGTTCAATGGTCTCGGATTCTCAGCAGCTCCAAGCCTTGTATTTCTGGGCAACATTGCATCAAACGCCACATCAGGCATTGCAACACAAGCCAGCTATCATTTAGGCGTAGTTGATTTCATTAATTCCAATCAAGCCGGTTCAACGTGGGGAAGCAATAACAACGCATCCACCCAGAGAGCCAACCAAGAAACGTTCGAAGCAGGCACTACAGCCTCATCACAAGCACAATCAATTTCAGATGCAACCCAGTGGGAGTCATACTTAGATACCCCAGTAGCAGCAGGCTGGGACGTCAATATAAACTCAGGTAGTCCAGGTGGTGACGTTACAGTTTATCTTGCGTTAACGCTTACAAACTCCCCAGCTATTCAAGTCTTCACCGATACCATGCCCACCGCAACAGGTAGCTTTGATTACTCCGGAGCCTCTTTCACGCCTGGTTTTCTATACGGGATGATGACTGAGAATACAGCGTTTGACACCTTTGCATCCGTAGCAGGTGCATCACTACTAACAGCAGACGCAGATAATCAATACTGTAATTCAATGAGCGTTGAAGATGGCGCTACAGTAATGAATAACGGCACCATCTCAGGCGCGACCATGTTTGACTCGCTAAACGAGGGTAGTACTGAGAGTTACGTGGGCACACTGACTGAATTTACCTCTGACGGTTATGACGCAGAATTCTCAGTAGCCGAGCCAAGCACCGGGCTTAAAATGTGGGGGCTTCTGATTGAGGAGGCTGATGAAGCTGGCAATACTCTAACTGCTGAATCAGTATCGTACACATATACACCAACAGCTGTAGACCTGCAAAGAGGCATAAACCTTGTAACCGAGAGTGTATCGTACACTTACACGCCAACGGACGTAACGCTTACTTTTACGCCTGTAGGCGACTTCACTCTAACAGCTGAATCAGTATCATATTCATACACTGCCACGGCGATAGATTTTCAAGTAGATCGGGTATTAGTCGCCGAATCCACAGCCTACAACTACGCAGTCACAGATATAAACCTTCTGCTTGGTAGTGTGATAACAACAGAGACCGTACCTTATACGTACTCAGTTACGGATGCTGACTTAAATCTAGGGCAGACACTAACAGCCGATACGGTGGCATATACTTACACAGTTACCGATGCAGGACTGTTGACAGCTAGGGTTTTAAGTGCTGACTCTGTAAGCTATACTTACTCAGTAACAGATATAGCATTGCCGTCTTCATCTGACCCATGGACAGTACAAGCGGATTCATCTACTTCATGGTCTGCCCAGGCTAACGCAGCAACAACCTGGACTAACCAAACAGATTCATCAACTACGTGGACGGTACAATAATGGTCGCAGCAACGAAGTTCTATCAAGTCGTAGAGGATAAAGAAGAAGGGGTTTACACGTCATCCACTGACCAATTTACCGTATTCCTGACCACTCACGCTAATATTCCAGTTGTGGCTAATGCTGTGCTGGCTGACATTACCGAAATAAGCTACACGAATCTAAGTACTCGTGACCTCACCACAAACTCAAGTGGGCAGACTTCAGGCATATTAACGCATCTATTTACTGATCTCGTATTGACGGCATCAGGGGCAGTAGCAACGTTTAGACATGTGGGTATTTACAACAACACCCCGGCAAGCCCATTAGACCCCATTGTATTTTGGTTCGACTTTGGTCAAGATTTAACCTTGGCATCAGCCGAGACCCTAACTTTAGATTGGACTACTAGCTCATGGACGGTGGAATAAATGCAAACAGGTGAATTTACAGAAAGTGAATCGAATATGTTTCACGCTCTAGAGGCTAAGAAAGCCCCTATTCAAGCCAAGCTGAATGAATTGAAAGCAGTGATTCAAGCTGATGACTCTACAAATAAGATGGTTAAGGCGGCTAGAGCAGAGATATTCGAAACCCAGAAAGGTCTAGTCTCCTTTGCAGAGGCTCAAGCAGGATTGGCCAGCGCTAAGTCGCTCTATAAGTATTTCCCAGATATGAGCAAGAATCAGTTTATCGAGCATGTTAAGGGTCTAATCTAATGGCTCATAAACTACCCAAACGTGGACAAAGAGCAGCTACTACAAAGAAGAAGCAAGCTAAGAAGCGTACAGTTAAAAAGGTTAAGAAGTGACTATCACTAGCGACGACGTAACGTTCAGCATGGAGCCAAAAGAGTTCGGCAGGGTTATATCTGTACGCGGTGATTATATGCAGGGAGAAAAGAGGCACAGATTCTATACAGAGTTCAATACGCCAACTACCCCGGCAGCAATGGAAACAGCTAAGGCTACAGCAAAGACTGCTGTAACCGGCAAGATAAACGCCAATATGGGCGAGTAATACTAACCAGTCATGACCCTGATATAAGGAATGACACTATGGCAAGACCAACTAAGTACACTCCAGAGATCGTAGAGCAGGCTTTGGAATACATAGCGAACTACAAAGAGCATGACGACGCCATACCCAGTGTGGTCGGAATGTCTTGTGCGATAAAGATAGCAGAATCAACACTATATGATTGGGCAAGTCAAGAAGACAATGAGTTTTCGGAGATATTAGCTCAATGTAAGACCAGTCAGCAAAGAGTTCTGATGAATGGTGGGCTACTAGGTAACCTAAACAGCAACATTGTTAAGCTGGCTTTAGGTAAGCATGGATTCCATGATAAGCAGGACCAAGAGATATCAGGACCAGGCGGCAAGCCTCAAGAACATAAGTGGACAGTAGAGGTAATGAATGCGCCTACAGCTTCCGAGTAAGCTACTACCTATAGTCAACACACCTAAGCGATTAAAGATAATCATAGGTGGCAGGGGTTCAGGCAAATCAATGGGTGTAGGTGGCGCTCTCATTATGAAGTCCCAGACAGAGCAAGCTAATGTAATGTGCTTAAGAGAGTATCAGAACTCTATCAGTGACTCGGTACACGCTCTACTCAAGGCAGAGATAGATAGGCTAGACGTTCATGGCTCAAGTATTACAGACAGTAAGATAGACTTTACCGGTGGTGGTGGCTTCAGATACAAAGGAATGAGTCGAGACACGGCAGCTATAAAATCAGCTCACGGATTCAAGTACTCATGGGTCGAAGAAGCTCAAACCATGTCTCAGAAGAGTATCGATGATCTACTACCTACCATTAGACAAGCCGGTTCAGAATGCTGGTTTACTGCCAACCCTCAATCCAGTTCAGATCCGTTCAGCCAAGAGTTCATTAATCCATTTCACAAAGAGATACTAAAGAACGGATACTATGAGGACAATCTAAGGCTAATCATTCTAATCAACCACAAAGACAATCCATTCTTTCCAGAGGAACTAGACCAGCAGCGACTAGATAACAAAGAGAACTGGTCAACAGCTAAGTACAATCATATCTGGGAAGGCGGATTTAATGATGAGGTTGAAGACTCGATAATCCCTCAAGAGTGGTTCGAGGCATGTATTGATGCTCACATTAAGCTAGGGTTTAAGCCAAGAGGGCAGAAGATACTAAGCCACGATCCAAGTGATGTGGGTAAAGATGCAGCAGCCTACGCAATACGCCATGGTTCGGTTATACTTGAGTCAAAGTCATACGATAAGAAAGATGTAAACGATAACTGTGACGTAGCATTAGAAGCAGCTATTCAGAATAACGTGGATGTGTTCAGCTGGGACGGTGACGGATTAGGGGCAAGTCTTAAGCGAGAGATCGCAGCAGCCCTAGATGGTAAGTCGATCAAGCTGGAGATGTTCAAAGGTAGTGAGTCGCCGGATAATCCTGATGATAAGTACCAGGATATAGAAGACTCTAAAGCTCAAACACTTAATAAGCACATGTTCAAGAATAAACGTGCTCAGTATTATTGGAATCTTAGAGACAGGTGTTACAGGACTTATAAAGCGGTAATCAATGATGAGAAGGTAATAGATGTAGAGGAGTTGATATCATTTAGCTCCAACATTGAGAACATTGAGAACCTTAAGTCTGAGATATGCAGGATACCAAAGAAGCCAAACAACAACGGGTTTATACAGATCATGACCAAGCAAGAGATGTTAAGCAGACACCAGATAACATCACCTAACGAGTCGGACTGTATAATGATGGGTTTAAGATTCCCCAAGATTCAAAAGTGGTCTTCAATTAACTACGGCAAGGTGGCAATAGCATGAGCATAAAGATGCAACAAGAGATAAACGGACTACGTGAACAGGTAGAAACCCTTGAGCGTAAGATGAATGTACTTAACAAGACTCCCCGAACAGTAGCCGGAGTTGTAGACGTTGAAGATAAGCCAGAACCTAAGAAGAAACTAAAGAAAGCATCTGCAGATAACTTGAAGGCTTAATCATGGCTAAAATGACAGACTCCGAACTACTTGCGATTGTTAACTCAGCTAAAGATTTGGCGGTTAATAATCAAGGCGAGTACATCAAAAAGAATGAGGACTTCTACCAGAGATATCTTGGTGATCCTTATGGTGATGAGATGGAGGGGTCTAGTCAGGTTACTTCTACGGATGTGGCTGATGTAATCGAGAGTGACATGCCTTCTGTAGTAAGGGCGTTACTTGGTTCAGCTGACATAATGACGTTTGAGCCGGTGGCAGCTAATGAAGTAGAAACAGCTGCAGCACTCCAGAAGACTCAGTATATAAACTGGATGGTCAGACACCAGAAGGGCGGCTTTAAGGTTATACATGACTTTTGTAAAGCCACTCTAATCCAAAAGGTAGGCGTATTAAAATACGAGTATGTCGAGGAAGAAAAGAAGGATGAGATTGAATACGATGGCTTAGATGAAACTGAGCTGGCTATGATCCTTGCTGACATACCAGACGATGACATTATCGAGCAGGCAGTAGATGAGGATGGTCACTACGTTAAGTTCAAGCTAGACCAAACCATTAAGCGTAATGACATTAGAGGCGTTCCTAGTGAAGCCTTCCTAATCACTCCTAACTCTGAAACTAAAGATGACGCTGAGTTAGTAGGTGATTACTCCTTCATGACTAGAGGCGAGTTAATAGCTCAAGGTTATGATGAGGACTTGGTTAAATCCCTACCTGCTAACGAGAAAGAAGATAAATCTGCCCTACCTGCTATTAGACACAGAGATGAGGGCGGATTAGATGAGACCAACGACGTATCACATTGGGCCTCTGAGATTATCAAAGTCTACGACCTGTACATACTGGTTGATTACGATGGCGATGGAGTACCAGAGAGACGAAGGGTAATCCTGGCTGGCAATAAGCTATTAGATAATGAGTACTTCGGTCACGTTCCTTACGCTATCTCATCAGCTATCTTAATGCCTTATACAGTGATAGGCAGAAGTAGAGCCGAGGTCACCCTACAGACTCAACGAATCAAGACTGTGCTAATCAGACAGGTATTAGACAATATCTACCGGGTTAATGGTGGCCGAGTAGTAGTCAATGAAGATGTGACTAACATCGATGACTTGCTGGTTCAAAGAGCCAACGGAATTGTAAGAACTACAGCAACAGACCCACGAATGGCAGTAGCTCAGCTTGAAACGCCTTACATTGGTGACAAAGCGCTGCAGGTTATTCAGTATGTAGACTCAACTCAGGCAGCGTCGACAGGTCAGATGCTAGCCAACCAAGGACTAGATGCTGATAAGTTATACAATGAAACAGCAACAAGGTTCGAGGGTGTAGCCGATGCTGCAGCAGCCAAGGTAGAGCTAGTCATTAGGGTGATTGCCGAGACTGGATTGAGAGATCTATTCGAAGGGTTAGTATGGTTAACGTCCAGATACAACAACGATCAGAAAGAGATCATGGTTACCGGTAACCCTATTACTATTACGCCTAAGTTATGGAGACATGACAGTCATCTAATCTCTAACGTAGGTTTAGCTGCAGGTGACAACCAAGAAGTACTACAGAATATGGGCGCTCTATTGTCGATACAGGCTCAAATGAAAGCTACAGGCTCAGTGTTAGTTGATGAGAAGAAGACCTATAACGTACTGACTAAGACTGTACAGGCAATGGGATTACATAGAGTAGATAACTACTTTAATAACCCTGAGAAGCCACAAGAAACCCTGTTAGCAGAGAACGAGCAGTTAATGGGTATGGTTGAACAGTTCCAGGCAAATGCTAAGAATCCATTAGCTGAGGCCGAGCAAGTAAGGGCAGAGGCTACATTACTTAAGGCTCAGACTGACAATACAGTTAAGCTAATGGAAGCAGAGGCCAAGCATACAGCCCAGATTGCCGAGATGGAGCAGAACATGCGCCAATTCATGGTAGATATGGAGTTTAAATATACTAAACTAGAAGTAGAGAACGAAGTGGACATACCAGGGAAGGGCAGCAATGGATAACGTAACGGCAATAGAGCAGCGTAACAAAGCCACTAACGATATAAGCCGAGCCACCAGAGCTAGCCAGGTAATGGCTGATCCAATGGTTATCGAGGCCATAACAGCTATCAAGGGCGATTTATACAGCAAGTTCTGCTCAACAGAGTTCAAAGAGTCAGACGAACGTGATGAGATCTGGCGCAAGATGCAGACAATAAAGAAGTTTGAAGGTTACTTTAAATCAGTAATGACTGACGGTGCTATTGGTCAACAGACCATAACCCTAATGGACAAAGCTAAACAATTAATCGGACTATAGAGGATCACCCAGCAATGGAATCTTTGGATAATTCACAAGACGCATTAGCATATTTAAAAGATCAACGTAAGCCAGAGACTTCGGAAGAAGCACCCTCTGAGGAAGTTGATGAACTAGAAGCCCCCGCTGAACCTGAAGCGCAAGCCGAAGAGGAAAGCGAAGAGTCAGTATCCGCCAACACACCGGATGAAGAAGTCGAGGAACCTGGAGTCTATCTAATAGATGACGAAGAGGTCACCCTTGAACAGATTCAGGAATGGAAGAAAGGCACTTTAAGAGAGTCTGATTACACACAGAAAACGCAAACCCTAGCGGCAAGAGGTAAAGAGTTTGACGCGAAGGATGCGAAGTTAGAAGCCAAGCTATCGAAGGTTGATGGCCTGATAACTGACTTAGAGCAATCGATAGGCAGTCAAGAGTCT